TTTTGTAGTTGCCATACTGGAGTTAGGATTACCAACTGCCATTGTTGCAACATTGACACCCACACCAGGTTCCATACCTTCACCTGTGAAAGCAAACTGTTTTACATCCTGAGACTCAGCAGATTTCTTTACTCTCATAACACCGATAACAATCGGCATCTGAGCATTCTCACCATCCATGAAGAAACCCATGACGATTGCACCAGGTTGTAACTGACCAGAGGATTCACCCTGACCATCGTTACCTGGTTGACAAGTATGCTGCAACACTGTTGCCCACGGAAGATTTTCAGTGGGAAGATCTGCCGTCGTTCCACCTCTTACATTCGTATAATATCCAAGAACACGAACTCTAACTCGACCCAATTCCATTGGGTCTTCATTATCTTCTACTTCACCAACCCACCAGTAAAATCCGTCTTTACCGACGAAATTTACTGTAGGTTCATTGTAAATACCATCAATAGTGGGCATATTTCTACAAGTGCTACGATTTTATTTATTAGTATTCGGGACCATCAAAGTACTTTCTATCTAGTTCACGTTGTCTTTGCCACCCCTCTATATCATTCCCCCATATCCTATCTTTATTAGAATAGATCATTTGCCTACCCATAATATTATACGATACAATTAATCTTTCTTCATCAGACTTATTTGGAACTGCTTCGTGAAGCATGTGCGAAGGAAATACAATTAGATCACCTTCCTTAACTGGTGGATGAAAGTTATGAGCTGAACCAGACATAGGATCTGGAAATGGCATATAAAATCTAGTAGATTCGTGAACTTCAGGATTAAATTTTACATAAAGAACTGCTGAAAATCCGCAAGCACCATGATTGTGAACTCCATGCCTTTCATTTCTGAAAGATCTTTCATACCACATTCCAAGTAAAACTGAAGGATATCCAATAGAATTAGAAACATGATCCATTTCCTCTTCTACACACTGTTGAACAACCCCAGCATAGTCTGGAATACTATTCGTATCAGATTTTTCCAAATCATGATAGTCAGTAAATCCCTCTTTGGGGAGATTTTTTAGTATTACCATTTTTTTCCAATGCCACTCATTTAAAGTAAAATGGAAAAATGGATATGTTATTCTTTTTTCGCTAATATTAATCATTTGATATAACCATTCTCCTCCAACCATTCCCGAGTCAACGGTGTAGGTTCATAGTCAGTCCACATAGTACCACGAGCACAAGATTCGAGTGCTTCTTGTGTCATACCTGCTGTTTTACCTGCCCAAGTTGCTTCTTTCTCCCAAGGGATAGCGTGAGGCATAAGAGCATATGCTCTCCGTGCCATCTCTGCCCACATCTCAGGCACATCCTCTTCATTCTTGATAATGGCAATCATATTGTTCTTAATAGTACCTGCCATACAATCTTGTGCAGCGTGCCAACCTTCATGACGAACAACACTCATGAGTACATGAGGACGATGCACATACGTTTTATTCAAATAAAAGTGATTACTTACAGTGTGATACACACCACGATGACCGACTGGAAAATACTTCTCATCAGCAAGATGTACATCCACCCCAATCTTCTTAAAAGCAACCATAATTCGGTCAAATTCATCAGCAACTGGTCCCCAATCAGAGTCAGGAAATGCTGCACGAAGATCCTTTGAAGAGGTAATCTTCTCTACATCCTTAGTACATTCTTTGAGTAGCATACATCCCATGGCATCCATGGTGTAGTACCCCTTAGTCGGTTCTGCATTTACCGCAATACCATGTGCCAAACCAAACATTAATCCAGATAGGATTGCATTACGCAGTTTCATCAGAGTCTCCCTCAAGATAATCAAAGATCATGTTATGCAATTCCCAATAACGGAGATACCAATCAGGTATCAAACCATAATGGGGAAGTGTATGATAATCAGAATAGTTGTCATACAAGAGATCGATGATCTCTTCTTTAGTCGGTTTTGTCATAATAAAAAACGACAGTGGGCGAAGAGGGGATCGAACCCCCGACCGACTCGGTGTAAACGAGTAGCTCTACCGCTGAGCTATTCGCCCTTCTTAGTGAAGCGATACATTTCTGTACTACCCCACATAAGTTCACCTGTTTCCAAGTTTAATCCTTGGTCACAAGTATGTAGTTTGTCTTTATAGACATGAATCTCAGAGATTACTTTATCTCCTCGATAACCCCTACATTTATCTCCAGCAAGTTGACCATGCCAACCATCACCGTCGAACTTAAAGATCATATCACAATCTTCGTGTCTTGTCCAGTCTAAATGATAGTTTTCTACTATCACTTCAGTATCAGACACTTCTACGATCTTATGATTCTTTTGGCGATATGGTGAATCGGGTCCTTCACAGCGTTTGAAGTTCATTGACTGAAAACCATCATCGTGACGTTTCCAGATAATCTCCACAGAGACCCAGTTTGTTGGGTCTGATTGTGCCTGTGATCGATTTGTCCAATGACCTATAATATAGTCTTCAAACTTCATAGTATTTTCTGAACCCCTCACATGGTTATTCTAAAGTCGAATCAATCTTATGTCAAGTCAATCGTCGTAGATTAAACATTCAGGTTCAGATGGGTTCTGGTCACAAAATAGTTCTAAGTATGTTGGATCGTGATGATCACCTGCATCGATTTCTTTTTTGTGATGCTCTACATATTCTTCTAATTCATGCAGTTCGCCTTCGATATGGCGGCGCATCTGGGGTGAAACTGTAGGATCGTGTAGGATTTCTTTGTCCTTCTCGATATGTTGTTCGATACTGTCCATAGTACCTCCTAATACATTAATATTTATGTTGATTAGTTGGAGGGTCTTGGTATAGAATCTTTCAATAACAATGCCTCCGTCATCATTGTAGTGCCGACAATCTTGTGCGTCAATCCACCGATAACATATCTCCCACTATACTTTCGATCTACCTCTGTTGTAGTGTTTCTTTTGTATGTTGCAGGAATAACTACGTCTATCCCCGATCCAGCATATAAATCAAGATTACCAGGAATTGTGATCAATAATTTAATATTTTTCAATGACTCAATTCTCATCCACTGATAAGATTGAAGTTCTACTAGTTCTTCATAATTTTTCTGAGGATTATCTTGAAACTTTGGATCAAAGATTTGATTTGATAAAATAGTATATCTTGTGCGTCTTGGATAGTTAATAACATCTTGAATTGTCGTATCCATTGTTGTTATCGGATTCACCGATTTACTCTCATCAAGATGTGACATCTTTGACCACATCTCATCAATACTATATTGATATGCATCAACTGATAAATCTGTGCTCAAACCCATCTTGGATTCTGTTACAGTAACAGGATCAAAACCCATACTAAATCCAGACCAAGCACCATGCCTTAGTCCAGTTAAGAAATCTCTTTCTTCAGGAAAAACTAAAGTCTCAATCTTATATTGATCACTTTCACTGGTGCCTGATTGTTTAGTAGAATAGACATAAGTGTATAACTTAGTATCTCCTGTAGAGAAGTTTGTTTCAGATTCTGATTGACTGTTGACACTATCGATAATATTATCAATAGACTTGAAATGATATCCTAAAGAGTTCTCATAAAAGATAAATCCATTTTGAAGAACTCCACCTTTTTTTGCTTTACGAGTAGATCTCTGTGCAATCCAGTAAATGCAGTCAAATGGTCTCCAGTTTGGAGAAACAAATTGTTGTTTGTTTGTAGATTCTTCAACGAATACACTTTTCTTAGTGTCAATAAATCTATTGTCTTTACGAAGAAGTTGATCTACAATCTCAGAAGACTCAGTAGATTTAAAGATGACCTCACTATTTCCAAATACGTTGTTTATTTCATTCTTGAAAAATTCATCACTAGCACAGTTGACGATAAATGAATCTGCTGTATTGAGTCTTGTTCTTGCCTCAATATCATATGCTCTGAGATAATAAGTTCTATCAATAATTGTTCCAGTAATTTGAATCTTGAATAATTCGGATCCAGTCATGGCACCCATAAATCCAGATCCATCATTAAAGACAAGTTTCCCTTCTATTGTTGCTGATGTAATACTTTCATAAATTTCAAGACCAGTAATAAAATCATAGATGTCATCATTACCATCATCACTTTGAAGTTTCACCCCATCTCTAATAACACTAACTTTTACCTCAACATCCCCTGCTTCAGATCTTTGAATTGTCATTTCAGTATACCTCTCAAGGGATTAAGTGATGATGATAAAGTAGATGCAATAGATTTTTGAGGTGCAGATCCTCCTCCGCCAACCATCATGGGTTGATTGTTAGATTGCTCCATCGCCATCTGCACTGCTGTCTGTGCTGCTTTTACTGCTTGACTATTTACACCATTTTGCTGTGCAATAGCAGCGAGAGCAGTTTGAATCATACTTTGACTCTTTTCCGTTATTTGGCGACGAGCTTTATTTCTGTCATCTGTTTGTTTTTCCAGTTCTTTATTTTCTCCTGCTGCTTGGAATTTACTCGCAGGTAATGCCCCAGGTGCTCCGCCAATAGTTAATCCTTTAGAACTAGATGCTTTTCCTCCAGTGATTTGCGCTATTAAAGATTTTGCTTTTTCTGATAATGGAGCCTTAGGTGGAGTCTCTCCTGTATTTGTGCCGCCCATATTCAAACCACCAGTAGTAGTGTCTCCACCAGCAGATACGGCAGCAGCAACAGCAGCATCAGTTTCATGCTGAAGACCAATCCATGTAGACTTTAACCTACCAACATCACCACCAGTTCCTTTTACCAATGCGATACCAAGTTTATTTTGTGTGGCAGCATCAAACTTATCATCTTTACTAACTACACCCTGATCTACGAGTCCTTTCAAGGTAGACCCAATGATCTGATAACGACCAACAGCATGTAATTTTCCTGCCTCTTTCCATTGAGCATCACTCATACTTCTATCATCATATTGCTTCTCCATAACTTGACCAACTGTCATAGAAGTCAATGCTATACCACTCTTATTAAATGGTGCCTTTCTATAGTCTCCACTGTATCCAAGAGCAGTATGACCACCATCAGCACCACCCTGATTAACTGCATTATATCCTCCAACACTATCAGATTCTCTCTTACCAATAAGATCGAGAATAGCACCATAACCACCTGCAGGATTAGTAGAAGCAGAAGCAGCGTCTCCAGTAGATCCTGCTCCCGTAAGACCTTTACTAAGACCTTCTAAGAAACCAAGGTGTAAGTGTGTTGGGTGTCCTGTATTACCAGGTCCACGTTTACTACCACCCGAAAACCAAGAACCCCATCCATCATGAATGATCTGACTTAGTTTCATCTTGTCGCGCATTTGATACGCTTGTTCAGCTAATTGTGCAGTTCTTGCTTTCCAAGCACCAGGTCTCCAATCTGTAATATCAATTGCTAAACCTTTATAATGAAGACTTCCAGCACTATGACCACCAACTGCTTGACCTCCACCAGAAATATATCCTCCAGGATTGGGTCCTTTACCACTATGATTATTTTTTCTAAAGTTAGGGTGTTCTGCAACAGTATATCCCTTACTTAATGCCCATTTGCCTCCAGCAATAACAGCAGGTAAACCAGCACCAATGACAGGTTTTTTGTCTTGTCCTTTTTCTACTACAGGTTCTTTTTCAGTCTTACTCTCTGGTTTGTCCTTACCACCAGTTAAATTATTCCACCAACTTTGGACAGAACCCATTACTCCACCCAGAGCATATTCAGGAACTTTACCGCCCATACTATATCCAGGGACTTTGAAACCTAAACTTTTTGCTTCACCAAGTCTTTTCTGAGTTAGGTGAGGTTGCGTTTTTGTTCCAGGAGTATTAAAAGGAACGACGAAAGCTCCCCCATTTGCCTTTCTAGCAACATACTCAGTTCCGTGTCCGATAAACGAGGTGGATCTCCCCCCATCCAATGAGACTCTGTATCCTGATTGTGGTCCACTGATCCAACCTCCTCTTGCTGCTTCTGGTAATGGTCCTCCTATAGACCTTCTTCTAAGTGGGTTAAAACGTCTTCTTCTTCTACCGCCACCACGATTGCCACCACGGTTGCCACCCCCTCCACCTCTGCCGCCGCGGCCAGTAGCAAAATTGATTA